TTTCCTGAGCATATTTTACACACGTATTTTCTAACAAATGATAAATTTAAAATGATTGGTTACATTAAAAATGGAACAACTGAAATGATTACATTTAAAAAACCACTAAGATTCTTTACTAAAGGTAGAACTTTTAAGGAATTAAAATGAATGACGTAATAACTGAATACGATAAAAATGGAAACGTTGTTTTTTATGCAGCTATGGATAGAGGCTTTTGGTGGAAAAAAGAATATGATGATCTAGGGAATTGCATATTTCACGAAGATTTTACAGGATTTTGGGTTAGAAAAGAATATAATAAAAATGGTAAAGAAACACGTTATCAAAATTATCTAGGTGTTGATACAAATAATTGTTAAGAGAAATTATATTATGAAAATGTTATTTTTAATTCGTGGTGTTCCAGGAGACGAATTTTACTAAATAATTTATTTTATCAGAAATTATTTATGGAAAAATTTACTCTAAAAAATTGTATTAAATGTAATATTGAATTTAAAAATTTTAGAAAACAAAGAAATTTGTGCGAACATTGTAGATGTTTAATAATATGCCCTATTTGTAAAGAAGAGCGAAAATTATCTAATGAGAGTAATGTCGCTCTTTCTAAAAATAAACCTTGCGCTAAATGTTCTTTACAAATGTTAAACGAAAAACAAAAAGGGGAGAACAACCCATTCTTCGGTAAAAAGCACACCGAAGAATCTAAATCAAAACAAGGAAAAAAAATTTGGACTGATGAAGATAGACAAAAATCTAGAGAATTATTAAAACTTGTTGCTAATAAAAAACACCCATTTACAGTTTGGGAAAGTAAATACGATAAAGAAACTGTTGATATTAAAAAACAAGAATATAGAAACAAAATTTCTAAATCAACTTCCGGCGAATTAAATCCTATGTTTGGTAAACCTTCTCCGCAAGGTTCAGGAAATGGTTGGTCAGGTTGGTATTTTGATATATATTTTAGATCTATATTAGAATTGTCTTATTTAAAATATTTATTGGATAATGGAATAAAATTTGAATCTGGTGAATTAGATAAACATAAAATAAAATATTTTGATTCAATAAAAAACAAATATAGAAATTATTTCCCTGACTATTATTTAATAGATTCTAAAATTTATATAGAAATAAAACCTAAAAAACTAATAAATTCTGGTTTAAATTTATCTAAATTTAATGCCGCTAAAAATCTTTTTGGTGAAAATTTTAAAATAATTACAGAAAATCATATTCAAAGATTATCTCAAATTGAAATAAAAAATATGTATAATGACGGATCGCTAAAATGGTTACCAAAATATGATAAAAAATTTAATAAACTTTAAATGGGTGGAATGTATATTATGAAAAGACTTTTTCTTGTTAGGGGGGTTTGTGGGGCTGGTAAATCTACACTAATTAAATCATTAAATGTTAACCTTGCGGTTTCTGCTGATGATTTTCACACAGATGCAGATGGTAATTATAACTGGACTCCAGAAAAATCCAAAGCTGGTCACGCATGGTGTCAAGCAGAAGTTAACCGCGCACTACAATCTCCATTTATTGATAACATTGCTGTCCACAATACGTTCACACAAGAGTGGGAAATGCAACCATATTTTAACATGGCCAAAGAACATGATTATCAAGTAACGTGTTTAATAGTAGAAAATCGTCATGGTAATAAAAATATTCATGGCGTTTCTCCAGAAACAATTAAAAAAATGACTGATCGATTTGAAATTAAATTAGCACCTGATATTCGTTATGAAGATTTTGTAGCTAAAAAAGAACAAAATGGTTTAATTGTACACAAATACAAACGCAAAGTATTTTATGATAATTTATGGAACATGCATCCAGATTTAGTTGATGCTCGTGGTTTAGTTACTGACAAAGATGATAACATTATACAATATCCATTTACTAAAATTTTTAATTACAAAGAAAATGGTACAACTATTCCACTTGATCATAAAATTATGGCTATTGATAAAATTAATGGTTTTATGGCTGCTGTTACTTGGTACAATGATGAACCTTTAGTTTCTACTACTGGTTCATTGTCTAGCGATTTTATTGAAATGGCTAAAGAAATGTTGCCATTAGCTAAAATGTCAAAGATTCTTAAATTGTATAAAGACTACACATTTTGTTTTGAAATTGTACATGTAAATGATCCACATATTATTAAAGAAAATTTTGGCGCATATTTAATTGGTTGCCGCGAAAAAGTTAAAGGTTCTAAACAAGTTAATCAAAAACTATTAAATGGAATTGCTAAAAAATGGAGTGTAATGCGCCCAGATATTGTTACTGGTTCGTTTTATGACATATTAGAACAAGTTAAAACTTACAAACGAGAAGGCTATGTTGTTTATGATTTGGATAGCGATGCAGTTTTAAAACTTAAAACTCCATATTACTTGACATCAAAATTTATTGCTCGTACTAAAAAGTTAGAATTAATTTTTAGCGGTAATTATAAACAAAACTTTGATGAAGAATACTATTCTTTGTGTGAATATATACAAAAAAATTACACTAAAGAATCATTTTTGGAAACTTCAGAGCAAGAACGCCTGGAGTTTGTTCGTACTTGGGCTGAAAATACTTTAAATTAAGAGGAATTATGAAATTTGGTGAATATTTAGAAAATTTACAAGACTTATTGCACGATAGACCAGAATTAATTAATGCTGAAGTTATTTACTCTATCGATGACGAAGGTAACGATTATAAAATTGTACATTATGGACCGACTCCTGGAAATTATTATAATTTGCGCGGAGATTTTGTTACTGAAAAAGATATCGAAGATGACGGAAGCGATTTACCAACTAATGCAATTTTAATTAACTAAAAGTGATATGAGTAATATTCCAGAAAGCGGTAAAGTATTGATAAAATTTAGTGCGTCTTGGTGCTCACCTTGTAAAGTGTTAACATCAATTATTGAAAATAATCCACCAGCGATTCCTCTCATAGAGATTGACATTGATGAAGATTATGAATTAGCGGCTAAATACAAAGTTCGTGGAGTTCCTACATTAATTGTTGTGGAAAATGGCGAAGAAATTAAACGAAAGGTTGGATTATTAACTGCAGTACAGTTAAGAGAATTCGTTAAATAAAAGTGCTTGACATTAGAAAGGGCATACGGTATAATAACTGTATGCCCTTTTTTATTGGAGTTTGTTATGAATATTTTTTACATTAATAATGATCAAAAATTATGCGCTCAGCAACATGTCGACAAACATGCTGTTAAAATGATTTTAGAATATTGTCAGTTGCTTTCTACTGCTCATCGAGTTCTAGATGGCGTAGAAACTGCAGGTTTTTCTGCATCAGGTCGTAAAAAAACAGTATGGAAACTTAACAATTCTTACGACGATATTTTATATTCAGCAACTCATATAAATCACCCATCGGCTATTTGGGTTCGCCATGGATTTGAAAATTATCAATGGCTTCATTCTTTACTTGTGGAATTATGTAAAGAATACACTTATCGTTATGGTAAAATACACAAATGCGAGCAAATTGGTTTAGTTGATAAATTACAGTATGCTCCATTTAATATTTCAACAAAACTTTTTACTGAACCGACTCCTGCGATGCCAGTTCATTGTATTGTTCCAGGGGATTCAATTGCATCCTATAGAAACTATTACAATACAGAAAAACGACATATTGCTAGCTGGAAAGGTAAAATAAATGGTAGAAATACTCCATCGTGGTATGAAGAAAGTGCTTGACATTAAATTACTCTTAGAGTATAATAAACTATAATGAATATTTTGAGGATAATTAAATGTTAAACTTTTTAAACTTATTAGCTGAAACTGCAAGCACTAATGATAAACTTGCTATCCTAGAATCAGCAAAAAATGATACTAATAAACGATTAGTATTTGAATTAGCATATAACCCTAGAATTAAATTTTGGATTAAAAAACGTCCAGAATCATCTTACTTTTCTACTGTATATCACAAAGGCGATTTAACTAAAGCATTAAATGAATTGGTTGAAAATATAGCGAATAGAAAATTAACAGGTAATGCTGCAATTAAATTCGTTAGTAACCTATTAAATAATTTAACGAAATTTGACCAAGAAGTTTTATATCGAGTTATTGAACGCGATTTAAAATGTGGCGTTAACGTTAAACTAATTAACAAAGTTTGGAAAGATTTAATTCCAGAATACCCTGTTTTATTATGCGGTAAATTCAACGAAAAAACTGAAAAAAATATTAAATATCCAGCTATTTTCCAATGCAAAATGGATTCTTCTCGAATCAACCTTGAGTTCGATGGTAAATTTATTTCAGCAACAACTCGTAATGGTAGCGTTTTATCTATCTCTTGTTTTGACGATTTAACAGTACCATTTGCTGATAGATGTATTATCGATGGCGAATTAATGTGGCGTTATCCTGATGGTCGAGTAGCAGAACGCAAAGTTTCAAATGGCTATGTAACCAAAGCTGTTCGTGGAACTATTACTCCTGAAGAAGAAAAAGGCTTGTATGTTGTTGTTTGGGATTGGATTCCATATCAAGATTTTTCTATGGAAATTTGTAAAATTCCATATAGCGAACGATTAAAAGTTGTTGAAAGTTTAAAAGATTTTTCTGATAATAGGTTACAAGTTGTTGAAACTGAAATAGTTAATTCTCGTGAAGAAGTAATGGAAAAATACCAACGTAATTTAGACCGTGGAGAAGAAGGAGGAATACTTAAATCAATTAATGGTATCTGGGAAGCAAAACGCTCCAAATATCAACTAAAACTCAAAGCTGAAGATCCTGCCGATTTATTAGTTGTTGGTTATACACTAGGAACTCCTGGAACTCAGTTTGATGGTATGCTTGGTGCGTTACTTTGTCAAACTTCATGCGGTCAATTAGAAGTGAATGTTGGTAGCGGTTTTAAACATAAACAAGGCGAACGCGATAATCCAGAATTATATATTGGTAAAATCATTCAGGTAAAATATAACTGTATTATTTCAAGCAAAGGCTCTGATAAAAAGTCATTATTCTTACCAATTTTTGATGGAATTAGAAACGATAAAACTACAGCTAATTCATTAGAGGATTTATTATGATTCAAGAAGATCTTCCAGAATATATTAAACAAATAATCGCCGAGGCAAAAGAGGTATTGTACACAGGCTCTAAATATATTTGCCCCACAGAACCGTATAACGATATCGATATTATGATATTGGTTGATAATATTGAAAAGTGGGAAGTGGAGCATCCGGTTGATTCTAAATGCGGAGCCGATGCAACATATTCAGATGACGACATGGTAGCGTTTAGAATTGGTGAGTTTAATATTTTAATTACTGCTAAACCGGATTACTTTATTAAATGGCAGTTTGCAACTCAAATTGCTATTAAATTAAATTTAGTTAAAAAAGAAGATAGAAAATATCTATTTAAAACAATTTTAAATAACGACGGAGTTAAAATTGAACACCTCTAAAAGAATTATCGATTTAATTACTCCAGATACTATAAATAAAACTATAGTGGTTGCAGCTGGATATAAATTTGAAATTAGCGATACTCTTAATGATAAAATCTTAGGAGTAGTTTTGTTTGGAAATTATCGTTATCCAATTATATGGAATGCTAATGGATTTCCGCTTAAAATCAAAGATGCTCCGGAATATTATCACCTTAGATTAATAGAAAAAGAAATGAAAATAAATTATACAAACCCAAAATTAAAAACGCCATTAGCAAAATATGGAAAACTTCTTAATGGGTTTAACAATAATCAATTAGATGAGCCTCAAACAAAAGAATTGATTAAATTATCTTCTCTGTTAATTAACGAATTAATTAAAGATACGCAACGAACTAAAAAACTTTCTATGATGGATGGAGATTTAGCGAGATTACAAAAAAATAATAGTGTTTAATTTCTGGAGTTATTATGTTGGTCTATGATGTAGAAACGCTTGGAGCTGAATCCAATTCAGTTATTTTATCTGCTGCTATTGTTTATTTAAATCCCGCTGAAAAACATACATGGGAATCGTTATACGAAAATTCTTTGTTTGTTAAATTTAATGTAAAAGAACAAGTTAAAGAATACAATCGCGTTACCGAAAAAGATACCATTACTTGGTGGAATAAACAATGTGATTTAGCTAAGAAACAAAGTTTTTATCCAAGTGAAAAAGATTTACCAGCTAAACAAGCAATTGCTTGTATTAGAAATTATATTGCTTCTCATTGCGACCCAAAAACTACGTTAATCTGGACTCGAGGCAGTTTGGATCAGGTTGTTATAGATAGTTTATGTAAAGCAACTGGCGATGAGCCAATTATGCAATATTCAAATTATCGAGATATGAGAACATATGTTGATTTGGCTGCTACTAAATCCACTCGCGGTTATTGTGATATTAATCCAGAAACTTATTCTGGAACATGGGACAGAAACGTAGTTATTAAACACAATCCAATTGATGACATTGTTCTCGATGCATTAATGTTACTATATCCAAGTTAATTATGAAACTTATTGAAAAATTTATATTAGGCGTTGTATTATTTTTTTTATTATTAATGGCAGTTCCAGCTATAGCGATTAAAATTTCTGAATTAGCATTAATTGTTTTCTTTTTGGTTGTACTGCTAAATCTAGGAAAACCTAGATGAATGGTGAGATTTGGCCAGTAACAAGAAGAAACTTTAATAATCTTTCACTAAAGAAAAAAGTAGAAATATTAAATTATAGAAAAACGCTTGATAATACTATTGAACTTTTATTATTAAAGCGTAAACTGTG